GCAGCGGGGCCGTGCCGTCCGGCATGAAATGCAGGGTACCGGCGGCGTAGTTGATGGCCCCGAGTGTCACCCCGCTGGCGTCCTTGAGGTTACCCAGTCCGTCGTCCTGCAGCGTGATGATCGGATCCTTGGTTTCGATCACCAGCTCCTGCTCAACGGCATCGAACTTGTGATAGAGCGCATTGAACTTCACCCGCACCGAGCCAGGCGTCAGGTTGAGCGCCCCGCCACCATCCCCATCCAGGGTGATGGAGAGGTGCCCCACCTGACCAGGGGTGGACAGACGCCCCGGCTCGATGTGGCGCTCGGTCACCGGTTCACCGTACTGGTAGGCGGCCGTGAACTGCGCCCCCAGAGCAGGCAGGGTGATGTGGTTCAGCTCAACTTCTCCGGTGGCATAGTTGATCTTGCCGCCGATATCGCCGCTGATGGTGCCGTTTCCGGCGCTGTCGGTGGCGCTCTTGTCGGTGCCCCAGGTCAGGATCAGACTCTTTGGCGTGATGCCGGTGTGGGGCAACTGCCAGCGGGACTTGCCGATGCTGATGGCTTGGCCGCTGCGGTTGGTGTAGTCCACCGGGGTGCCCCAGCTGAACAGGATCGCCGTGTTGACGTCCGGCAGCGCACCCAGGGTCAGCAACACCGAACCCGTGGCATAGTTGAGCTGGGCAGAGCCGTAGCTGCTATCCACTCCCCGGCACTCGCCGCGACCGTTGTCCTTTAAGTCGTACCACTTGCCCTGCGCCATAAAACTGATGGTCAGCGTTCCCGGCGCTGGGGTGGGCTGCAGGGTGATGGTGTAGGCATAGCCCCGGTTGTTCGCCTTGATGGGGATCCTGGCCGTGTCGGCGATACGAGCCGGGCTGGTCGCCGGCCAGAACGCCACGGTCTTGCTCGCAGTACCGTAGTTCGGGCAGGCGTTGTTGAAGTCCAGCCGGCCACGCCCATAGTCGATGGAGCCGACCACGGACCCCGCCAGCACCAGCTCACCGCCGCGGTCGGTAATGACCGCCGCGCCTATGGTCACGCTTACGGTGCCCGGCTTGGCGCCGGTACCGAGGAACAGGCTCTTGCTCGGGGCGATGCTGGCCACGGTGTTGAACGTCACGCTGGCGCGACCAGAGTCCACCAGGGCGGCCAGTTCGCCAGCCGCGGTCAAATCCACCGCCGGGGTTTCAGAGCGAGCCGCCGGCACCAGCTGGGTAAAGATGGTGTCGGCCTTCACCTGCATGGCGCCAAAGGCGGCGTTCTCGGCGAGCTGGGTGGTGGCGAAATACTGGGAGCCATCGGCCACCACCGTCTCGCGCAGGGCGGTCTTGGGGTTGGTGATGGTGTCATAGGGGGTGGGTTGTTCCCCCTCGAAGCTGTAGCGCAGCGGGTCGGCCAGCTCGCAGGTCACCACCAGGCGCTCGAACTCGCTGCCGTAACCGGCCACCAGGAACTTGCGCAGCTGGGTACTGACCGTCAGCACCCGCACATACTGCTCGAACTCGCTGGGCTTGTTCTCGTCCCCCACCAGGCACAGCACCTCGCCGATCTCGGGGATGCGCAGCTCCTTGCGCTGGAAGAAGCGGATCGCCCGTTGGCCTTCCAGCTGGGTGTCGTAGAGGAAGCCCTGCCATTTCGGCCCCCGCGCCAGATAGCGCTCGACCCGATCCCGCGCCGAGGCGCGAGTGTCGTGGTGGTCCTTGGTGGTCATCAGCGTCAGCCCCACGTTCGGGTCTGCCGGCGGCAGCAGCACGATCACGTTGGCACCAAAATAGGTGTCGGTGTTGTCGGTCTGCACCGCCAGAAAACCCTTGCGCAGGTTGACCACCCCATAGGCGCGGTCTAGATCCGAAATGTCGGGGAACATGGCGTTATGTTCCCCGCTCAGGATCTCGTGGCCGGTGATGCGGCCACCGCCATCCGTGGTGTCGGTCATGCGCTGACTGGCCATCAGCTTGATATCGCCCGCAAGAATGGTCATGGGGTGTCCTCGATCACAATCAGTTTGATATTCAGCTCGTACTCGTCATCGGGCTGGGGGGCGTCGTTCCGCTCGATCTGGCTGGCGGTCACCGCCACCGGATCATGCCTGAACGCCACCTTGAACTGGCGCCCATCGTGCAGGCGCAGGGTCATTTTCTTGCCTGGGGCGGCTTCCATGGCCTTCACCGTCAGCACAGAACTACGGGCCCACCACACGCCGCCATTGGACAGCAGCGTGATGGGTCGCCCCACCACGCTGACGCTCTCCTCAACCCATAACGCCCCGGACACCGTGGGGGTGATGGTCTGCTTGACCGGTGACCAATCAAACTCATCTGCCCACTGCAGCTGATCGGGCAGCTCCACATCGTCTAGCGTGATCATGAACTTACCCTCGCTGAAAGGTTCAGCTGGTGCAGCAGCTCCTCCAGCTGGTCTGCATCAGCGTCTGACCCCTGGAGCACCACCGACTTGCCGCTGGGGATCGCCTGGGTGGTCGCCCCTGGGGCGGGTTGGGAGTTTTTGGTGGGGGCGGTAGGTACCTGAGCGGTGGATGAGGAGGCGCTGGCCGCTTCGGCGCTTGAGGCGGCCGCGGCTTCCTGCTCCTTCCTGATATCCTCCAGCTTCTTCTGGTGCAGCTGCTCGGCCAGGGCGATCGCCTTCTTGAGGTCGGCCACCGCCTGCTCGTTGCGGGCGGCCTCGGCCTCGGCCAGCTTGGCGCGCAAGTCCTCGAGCTGTTGCTGGAAGCGGCGTTGTTCAACGGCGCTCAGGTTGTTGTTGTACTGGTCCAGCTCGTCCTGCAGGTTGTTCAAGGTGTCACGGGCAGAGTCAGACAACGCCTCCAGCTTCGCCTTGGCCGAGTCGATTGCCGAGCGAAGACCACTCAGGGTGGCTTTATCCAGGCGGCCAAGGCCGGCAAGGGCCCGTTCGGCGTTGGTGATCATCTCGGTGGTTGGCTCGGCGCTGGCCTGCAGCTCCTCGGTCAGCGTTTTGGCCTTGATCATCAAGCTGGTCATGACGGCGTTGGTCTTCTGCGCCACCAACTGCTGGCGCACCTGATCGCTCCACCATTCATCGTTCGACTTGTGCAGGTACTGGCGTGACCGTTCCAGCAGGTTCTGGTACTGGGCCTGCTTGAGCTTCAACTGCTCGATGCTCATGCCGGCCAGGTCGTTGGCACTGACCACCGCCGTGGCGAACTGGACCATGGTGCCAGTGGCCGAACGGGTGCCCTCCTGCAGCTTCTTGATGTTCTCGGTCTGAGCCTTGTTAGAGGCAGACTGATACTGAATGGCGCCCTGGGCTTGGCTCTGCACCTGTTGGGCTGTATTGCCCAACGTTTTCAGGGCCCCCGCCGTGATCAGCGCCTCGCTGCCCGTGGTGTTGATGCTGGTCACCAGCGCCTTGAGCTGTTCGGTCAGCCCCAGCGACTGGGCCTGGGCCAGCAGGGAGCTGTCGCTGAACCTGCCATTGGCCTTGTCGGCCTGCAGCTGCGCCTCGGCATAGGCCAGGAACGCCTCCCGCTGTTGCTCTATCTTGCCCGAACCGGCGGCGATGGTGGCATAAGCGGCCTTGGCCGCCGCCGCTGTTTTGTCCAGCGCCTCGGCCGATTTGACCCCCAGCACGTTATAAGCTGCATCCAGATCGTTGGCAGACTCCCGCTGCTTGTTCTGCAGCTTGGTGGTCTTCTCGATCTCCTGGTTGAGCGTACCGACGGCACGGGCATGCTGCTCGGCACTGAGCTGGCCACTCTTGTATGCCTCCTCGGCGGCGGCTTTCTGCTGCTTGAGCAGCTGCATATACAGCTCTGAACCGGTGGCCGACTCCTTGGCGAGCTTCTTGGCCGCCTCGGTGGCCTGGCTCAGGGACTGCACCCAGGGCTCGCCTACCAGCTTGCCTTGGTTGTGCAGCACCTGCATCTTGTCGATGAGCAGCTGGATCTCGGCGCCGTTCTTGCTCGAGTCGAACGCCTTGCCAAGATAGGCTGCGATCGCCTCGCCGTTGACCGAGGATGCCTGAGCCATTGTCTCCAGCCCCTGCCCGAACTCGGACACCACCTTGCCGACCTTGCCGCTGATCTGGTCCAGATCCAGCCCCATATCGGCGAACACCTTGTTCAGGCTGCCATCGGCCAGGCCCTCGGCCACTGACTGGGCGCGCTCGATATCGGCGATGTAATCCTCGACCGACTTGCTGGCCTGCTCCATCGCCAGATCGGTCCCCGTGGCGAACGCGGCCAGCGCGGTTTCAACCTTTTTGAGCCCTTCGGTGGTGGCCAGCTCCTGCTCGCGGGTCAGCTCACCGGCCGCCTTGAGCAGGACGTTGTGCTGTTCCTGGGCGATCAGGTAGTTGCGCTGGCCAGCCAGCGCGGCCTGATAGCGCAGGCGCTCCTCTTCGCTCAGGTAACGGACCTGCTCGGCCGTCAGCTGCACCGTGTCCTTGTAGCGGCTGTAGAGGGCCATCAGCTCGGCCGCCGTGGCCGC